GTTTCCCAGTCACGATCTCGCCCCAGAGATTGATTACGTCTGGTTCGACGATAAATTTATTGATGCTTCAAAGGGTGTGTTTGGGGCGAAAGGTTCGGGCAAGTCTACCGTATTGAGTTACGAAGCGATCAGATTTAAGCAGCTTCATCCAGAGGGGGAACTAAGGATCGGCGATCTTCACTTTGATGAAGATGAGTCTTCTTGGTTGCCAGGGATGCCACCGGGCGAGCAACTGGAAAAGTACGTCGCTAACAAACCTGACAAGATACTTGCTCACTTCCGTCGCGCTTACGCACTGCTCAAAGATCGCGTCGATCGGAGCGATCGCAAGGGCCACCCATTTAAGCTGATCTGCGATGAGTTCATTGCGACTTGCGCTAGATGGTCCGAGAAGGAGCGCGAAGAAGTCTTGCAAGCGATCCAACTTTCTCAATACGAGGGACGCAAGTACGGGGTAAATATTACGTTAGGTTTACACTCGCTCAAGAAAGATCAATCCGGGATAGATTCATCTGTACTGGCGAACATGGATCTGCTGTTTTTGGGCAACGCGCTTGCCGATCCAAACTTGAAGCTGCCTTCGGATTTTGACGCCAAGCTGTTAGTCAATCGTCAACAAGCGTTGCAAATGACGCTTAAAAAATCTCAGGGATTCGCTTGCGTTGTCCGCAAGTTGGGTGATGCACCCCAGGTTCAGGTGATACCGTTTATTGACTTATCCAGATACCAATATCAGGTGTCACCAGAATCCAAAGATTGGTATCAGGAAATCAAAGATTGGTACTTCAGTCAAGATCCCGCGCCGTCTGATGATGAGGTGGCAGTAAAATGGCACAAGCTAACCGGAAAAACGCTCAACCCAAGCGGACTAAAAGTTTTGATGGAACACTTGACTGGGATAAACGATACGGAGACGTAGCAAAATACAAGCGGAACGCCGCGATCGCCCATCGTCGCACTGGCAACTTCTGCTGTATCTGCATCGCGAAACCGTCAGACCAAATCCATCATGCCGCCTACGGTAGAGACGAAATTGGCGTGACGACGTTTCCGGTTTGCTCGAGGTGTCACGAGGCGATCGCGCACCACCCTGATAACTGGATTAAAGATAAAAAAGATCCAGTTTGGGGCAACAGAAACACCGACGCTTTTACCACCCGATTAAAACTTGGATACCAACTACTTTACGGAGGAATTGAACGATGAACTACGAGCAAGCACTAGCGATCGCGCAATCTTGTCTTTGCCCAATTGATGAATATTGCGAAGAGGCGTATCAAATAGATCCAGAAATCGCGATTGCCCTTCAAGACGAAGCTGAAAGTTTTAGGCGCTTCAACGAACAACGATTAACCCATTTGGCTGCGTTGGGCAAGCTTGATGCTCAATTTCAAATAATGGTGAGGGAATTGCCTCCAGACCTTCAAGCGAAAGCGCTTCAGATGAACGCTAGGGCGATCGCTGCTTGGCGGGGTGGATTTGATATATGATTGGCGTCCGCAGAGGCATATGTAGCGAGCATCGTTAAAGCTAGGACGCGAACAGAAGGAGAAGGAACGAGATGAAAACGATTGATTACTTGCAACTGACGGCGATTCAAGACAAGATTTTAGAGAAATCCGGCATGTCTCTAGAGCAGATCAACGCGCTACAAATAGATAGCGCGCGATCGCGCGCTTAAACTCCTTAAACCTATCCTTGCCATTTCCCTCGCACCCCAACGCAAGGCTGATCCGATCGACCTCCTCAGCTTGCCGCGCGTATCATCTGATAAAAACTAGCAAGCAAGGGTTCTCGAAAGGCGCAAAACAGCTGACTGTGGTTTCGTCTTTTGCCATCCAAAAAGACGATAAACTTTGGCAGCACGTTAGCGCTAGTGCAGAGAAAATGCCAAGCTACCAAGAACTGTGCTGGGTAAAACAGATCTTTATCGGAGAAGATAAAACCGCCATTCAAGTGTTTCCCAAGGCGAGCGAACACGTGAACGACCACGCAACTTGCTTGCATTTGTGGTGCTGTCTAGAGGCAGATGTATTGCCTGATTTTTCTTGGTTTGGGACGGTGTGAATATGGTTTTACCTAAAGATACAGGAACAATTGCAATTTGCGCTTTGAGGTATTGCGTAGGTCGTCGTACTTACATGCCCTCGCTAGTGATTGATTGGGTGAAGGCGAATTGGGAGCTTTTGTCAGTTGGCGATCGCCAAGTTATCTATCGCGACACGAGAAAGGCGATCGCGTCGGGGCTTAGCTTGGGTCACGATTGCGATCGCGATACTTGGCTTGAGTTTCTAAACTGGCTAGAGCAGCAAACGTCGTAAAAGTACTAGATTTTCTGAAAAACAAAAACGGAGCTTACTGTTGTAGTAAGACTCCGTTTTTGTAGGTATGGGTAGTTGCTAAAATGGGATATCGTCTAGTTCGGGGCGATACCCTTGGTCTACTTGCTCTCTTAATCGCTCAAATTCATTCCAAACATCAGATCGGGTAAATTTACCATTCCTGGTATTGCCAAGCTTGTAGTAAGCGGTCTTCCAATCCTCGAATGTATTTAATGTCGCTGTATAGTACAGCAACCAATTCCAGCTATTGATTCTCTTAAAACCCCATTTTTCTTCTGTCCAAACATAGTCAAAATTACCTCCATACCAACATAAATATATTGCTCCCGGCAGCCCTTTCAGTATTACTATTTCGTAGAGTTCCCAAGGCTCGGCATAGCGATCGCAAGCCTCCTCGTTGATGCAGTCGCCGCGATCGCCTTCGTGCAACCCCATTTGGGAACAGTCCAAACCTAACGGACATTGTTTTTCAGTCATAGCGCAAGCTCTCTCCCGTCTGATTGTGTACAAAACCATACAGATTTGAAGTCTCTGTCCAGATCGCGCTCATCCTGCCCTCCGTGCTGCAAATTGAATAATTTTGCTGTCGGAAGAGGACTTTAAGCGCGATCGCTTGGGTTTTTGAGCGAGATCGCTCTCCTCGTCTGTGGGATTTGTAAAGAGGCAGCAGGAGGATCGCTTTTTTGATCCCGGACAAACTCAAATAAATCTCCAGGCGTAATTATCTTCTGTTCACCTCTTGCTTCGTAGGCGCTGCATAGCCCTTCACAGAGGTCATTTAGTACTCTTCCGCTTATCTGCTCAATTTCATCCAATAGTTTGAGTCTTGAGATAGTTCTTATAGACAAACCCGATCGCTCGGATAGTTCCTTATTGCTAATTTTTTTGTCCGCCATTAACAGACGCAGTTTCCAGCGAAGCATTTTTTTGTTTCCTTTTACTTTTGTTCATAAGCAAGCTTCTCTCTCTTTGAGCGCTTAGGGTGACGCTTATTCTATAATCATAACCGTTTTTAGGACAGGCTTGTATTTTAAGCGTCAGGCTTGACGTTTATAGGTTAAGCCTGGTAATATGAAAAACATAGAGGCACAGGGAAAGCGACCAGCCCCCACCCCAAACGGAACATAGAGGTTGCACAGTTGCCTCAGAACCTTGAAAAATGGAAGCGATAAATTAAGTTGTTTCTGGCTACCAGCGATCGCGGTAAAAGCCGCCAAGCAGGTGCGATGCCTGCGATCGCTTTTGGCTGCGTACATTGCTTGCAGCTGTGACAGCTCGGAAAGACGGGCATTGCGGTGTTCTGGACGAATGGTGCGAGACTCGCTTTTGCACCTTTTACTCCGACAAAAAACCCGGCTGCGAACCGGGTAAAACACATTTTCATTTTTGGTAATTCAATTATGACAGTAGTACTTGCAGAGCGATCGCTAAATACCGCGATCGCAGTTCCACGAATCTTTACCAAACCTAGTCCGTTAGCGGAAGAGGGCGATTTTTTTCGAGTCCCCTTTCTGCCTATCGTGAAGGTGGTTCATCGGTTTTGTGTCGGGGATGAAGTTTGGTTGATCGTCTCCAATAGTCGAGGCGATCGCGAACGATGGATCGTTGCTTGTAAAGGCGATCGCGGTAGCGGTCGGTTCAAGAAAGCTGCTTAGGTTTTTGGCGATCGCGCGTTGGGTGTGCGATCGCACCACTTGCAAACAAACAACGGAGAAAAAGATGGGGTTAAATTTTTTGGTCACAACTCACCTGTCAGATGTTCCTACCGACCGCCCAATCGTCATGGTCGATGGCACTGTTCCTGGCTGGTATTGCTCGCCTAAAAAAGGTGATTTCCACTTCGATCATCATCGACCAGGTGGTGAGAAGATTCAGATTCAGGAAATCGCGGAACATATCCGCATCCCTAGCGATTCCACAATCGTCACTACGCAACTAGATGCTGACGCTTGCGTGGCAGCGGCGTGGTTGATTTTGTGTAAAGGGAGTCTGACGCCTAAGTATCAGTGGGATATTGAATATCGCGATCGCGCAATTGCTGTTCGCGATCGCCTAATCGCGATCGCCTACGACTGCGACCATCTGGGTTTGCCGCTTGATTCATGCTGGGATAAATATCGCGTTTTTGCGCGCAACGCCGTCGCCGCAATGAAACAAGGATCGGAAGCGCTCGCGTCCGAATTGGGTCTTCCCAAAAAGCGAAGCGACTGGACGGACGAGCAGCGTAAGGATTTCTACTCCGAAGGTTTCCGCCGAGGCACAGAAGCGTTGGTGAAGGCCGCGATGGGCGAAATTCCTTGGCCTGGAGAGCAGGGAGAGGCGAACGCTTACTGGGAGAAATTTGAGGAGCAACGTCCGTTTGTTCATCGTCGCTGCAAATTAATTGATGGCGTTGCCGTCTTTGATGGTCGCGGCATTTCTGAGTACGTCGATCCGCGCCATCTAATCGAATGGGCGCGATCGCAACCAGACTGCACCAGCAACATCACGCTAACGGTGCGCGATCGCCCGTTGGATTTTTTTCGCACCGAAGAAGAGTTGCTGTTGTGGAAAGAGGGGCTAGAAGATAGCGCTTTTTCATGGAAAATAACGCTGCCTGCATACAGCTACACACTTGGTAGCATTCCCCTGCACAAAAATGGATCTCCCAGGTTTGCAGACAGAAATGTGTTTGCTGCTTTGTCGGAAGCAGAAAAGCAAAAGCGCTATTTGCTAAATTTCCCCTTTCCCAGCTCTGCTTGGGGAGGACGCAACGAAGTAGGCGGTTCCTCTTGGAACGACGCCGCGTTGATTACTCCTGAAGAGGTGCTGAAAGTCGTTCTCAATATTCCTTAGATCGGAAGATCGGAGTGCGATCGCGGGTAAATTTGCGAGTTCGCGATCGCGTCCAACATACATCAACAACTTGTTCAAAGAAGAGGTAAAAGTGTCCAAGATTAAAGTTGAAGATCTGCACTGCGGATACCATATTTTGTGGAAAGACGAGATCGTCGAAGTCGTGTGGCTCCAAAAGAAAGGCGATGGTTGGTTGGTGGAATTCTATCCTCCTGTCAATGGCGAAAACTGCATAGAGATTGAAGGCGATCGCGAAGTCGATTTTGTTTAATCGAAAGCGCGATTCTATCTTGGTGGAATCGCGCTCAATAACGCAAATTGAATACCGGAGTTTAAGCCGTGCCAGAAACAATGTGGAGCGCGATCGCTGTCAATAACCCTGCGAGGGTTAGGCGATCTGGGCATCAATTGGACGGGATAATTGTAAAAATTGTTAGCCTCGATCGCGATCGCCAAGTAGCGACAGTTAAAAAGCTAAAAGGCAACAATCGATATTATGTTCCCACCCCTAATCTTTTGTCGATTCAAGTTGTGAGAGGCAAATAAATATGCCAATTAAAGGGCTTACAGATGAAGGCGCAAGGAAAAAGCGCCAACAATCCTACTGGTCTGGGATTGTTCACAAAGGAACCAGGAAAATCAAGCGTCAAGATGGCAAAGAAGTATTCGGAAAGGATCTTGAAAAGTTGTTTCGTTTTGAGCCTAAATCTGACCTGGCTCGCGACATTTTGATGCGCGCTTATCCAGCAGCGAAGTTGGATCAGAATGGAGACATCTTGCTTGAAGAATTAGATGTCTTCGCGGCGACGGGCGATGTCGCTACAACTTTTTGGACTGGGATGCGCGAGTGGGATGGATCGGTTTTGAAGCGCGAGTGCGATCGCGAAACCATCTCGCTCGAAGCAAAAACTTACGCGGATATTTACGGGCATGTGCGGACAAAGCCCGTACCCTGCGAAAAGAGATGCGCGATCGCGGATGAAGATGTCGGCGTGCAATGCCCGTTGGGATGCGAAAAGGAGGGGGTGCTGACCTTCTATCTCTACCTGCCTCAAATGTTGGCTCAAGGGTTGCACCTCCCTCACCCATGTAAAATGACGGTTAGTGGATATACTGACCTGACCGGCATAGATGAGGCGTTGCTTCAAATAGAAGAGATTTACGGTTCCATCAAGTCCTCGCCCATTGCAGTTGGCACGATGGGCAATGTCATCCCACTAAAACTACGACGTATGGAGGTCGATATTAAGCGACCTGTACTGTCAAAGATTGAGACAGTCGAAGTTAACGGGAAGGATCAGCCCAAGCGAACCGGCAAGAAAGCCGACTCGACAACTTGGGCGGTGTCTTTGGAAGTAAACCCCTATTGGGTTGTCGCATACGAAGCGATTCAGCAAGCGCAGATCGCGATCGCAATGGGTGCGCGTCCAAGCGCTGCGCTACTGCAAAGGTTGCCCATTGATATGGCGCTAGAGCCTGCAATTGAAGTTCCGTCGCTTCCGCCAAGCCAGCCAGTTGAAGATCCACCTATTCCTGTCTATGCCTCCGATCGCGAAGCAGCAGAAATTTGGGCGATCGCGCAACCTGCTGGATGGACAAAAGAAACGTTGAGGGCAATGTTGTTGCAGTCGTTTGGCATTGCAGGCTCTAGGGAAATTCCTGTTGAGAAGCTGCCAGAGATTGCTAAGGTAGCTGGCGATCGGGCGATCGCGCAGCGATGGTTGTTAGTTGATGAAAGTTCAGCAAATAAGGTTCGTTAAGGCGAGGGAAAGTCGTGCGAATCGACGTAAAATTTTATGCAGAACAAGCATCAAAAGAAGAAGCAGAGGCTATTTTCAAGGTTCCTATCAAAAAGATAATCGAGAACATTGCTGCTTGTGTTCCAGGGTGCGAGATCGATAGCGAAGATCTTGATAGGTATCTTGGCCCTCAGCACCCATCCGAACTGTCAGGAGCGATCGAGTGGAATTGGGCCGTCAAACAGGAATTCAACGGATATAGCGGAATTGGCATGGTTTGGCTCAATGCCAAATTTACCAAAGGCGTACCGTTTGCCAATGTCGACACAGTTGATTCGCAAGGTCGCAGGCTTCGGATGGAGGTAAGAGTCTCGTGACAGACAAGGAGAAAAAAGCGGCGACGGGAAATGGATCGCGATTGATGTTGTGTCGCAAACTTGTATTGCGATAGAGGATCTGAATTGCTAGAGCGCGTGACTGCGCGATCGCCCGTCTCGACGCAGTGAAATAAAAACCAAGAAAGGGGCGAGCTGCGAACTCTCCCCTTTCGGTACACCCACTAATTAGGTAATGGGCATGAGCATATTATCGTTCCTGTCAGACATGTTTTTTGAACATGAGCCAGTGGAGGAATTTACTGTCACGGTTAATGGGCAGCCGCAATCGGTGGTAAAAGCAACTGACTTTGAGGTAAAGGAAATAGCCGATCGCCATGCTGCTTCTAGTCGCGAAGTAGTGGTGCGCGATCGCAGCAACGAGATGCGTTATTTGTTTAGAGAGGTGAGCGATCGAGACAGAGGAAACGAATGACCAACATCGAATGGACTAACAAAACTTGGAATCCCGTCGTGGGTTGTTCTGAAATCTCGCCAGGATGCGCGAACTGCTATGCAAGGGAAGCAGCACGATCGCAGAAATTGCAACAGTTCTCCCAATACCAAGCTGTAAAAGCCTGGAACGGAACGGTTGAATTTGCAGAAAGTCAGCTACTTAAGCCGGTGTCGTGGAAGTCGCCACAGAAGATCTTTGTCTGTTCGATGGCGGACTTGTTCCATGACAACGTACCAGACGAGTGGATCGATCGGGTGATGGCGATCGCGGTAATCTGCCCGCGTCATAGATTTCAGGTTTTGACCAAGCGCCCAGAACGGATGCGCGCATATTTCGCCGATTCAAGTAGAACGCGACGGATCTGCGTTTGCGCTTTAGATCTTTTGCGCGATGAGCTAAATTTAGCTATTGGGCAATTTGACATCAGCATACCGTTGCCTAATGTTTGGCTGGGCGTCACGGTGGAAAATAAAAAGGCGATCGATCGCATTCCCATTCTCTGCGACATCCCAGCAGCGTTGCGGTTTTTGAGTTGCGAGCCACTGTTGGAGGATTTGGGCGATCTATCTTTGTCGGGCATTGATTGGATAATCGTTGGTGGTGAAAGCGGTAGTCGCGCCCGTCTGTGTAAAGTTGATTGGATACGCGCGATCGCCTATCAGTGTCGCGATCGCGGCGTCCCAGTTTTCGTGAAGCAACCGGGGTGCAACACTGACGCATCCGCTTCGCGCACAAACAAGATTGGTGTCTTGCCCGTTAATCTGCAAATTCAACAGTATCCGGAGGTTTTTTAGTTAGGGGCGATATGCCTCCGGCACGCTGCGCGAACGCTTCATCCCCAAAAACTTCAGGGAAGTGCTTGACAAGTGCTTTCCTTTGTGTTTTGATTTATATAGTGAGACAGATCAGTTTAGCCACATTCCTGTCTCACTGCCCATTTAGAGTAAGGAAATTTTATCATGTCTCGTTCAGCCAAATCACAATTTAAGTCAGCATCCAAACTCCGCGATCGCGCGATAGAGCAAGAAGCATTATCCCAAATCCGCGATTTTTTAGAAGGATGTTCGCGTGGCGATTGCAAGCCTTGGGAATTGTCTCAAGAAGAAGCTGAGGAAATTCAGGAAAATAGAGGACCAGAGGAGTATGAGCCTCTGATGAAACAGTTGAGGGCTGAAGGCAAGTCTGCTGGGGCGAGGTACATCGCCGCCCGGATCAATTCCGGCGCAGATCCCGACCTATACCAATTAACGATGGATTGGTTCGCGCATCGAAGAATTAAGCGCGAACTGAGTAAAGAAGAGTTGGCAGAAATTGGTGCATCTGCTATGGATCTGCGGATTTTAGGTATTGAAGGCCAGCGCGAGGCTAGGGAATTTTATAAGCTGTATCGGGAAGTTTTGGTGAAAGGCAGGGTTTGGGCATCTTCCTATCAGCCCAACCACCACAAGGTTAAGGCGATCGCCTTAACCCCAAACTACAATCGCCTACCCTTGTGGGTGAAGAAAATCTTGCTCACGACGCCCTGGATCGAGACAGGCGATCGCATTGGCAATATCTGGCGGTTGATTCCATGCGCGAAAGCATGGAAGCACGCACCAAGCCTGCCAAAAAATCTTGCGGAAAAAGTCGGCAAGATGTCGGTGAAAACCAGGTATTTAGCTTTTTGGGCATGGGGGAATGCCTGCAAGCAAGTTACAGGCGGACGGACGATCGAGCAAGTCCGCCACTTTAAATGGCAAAACTACGGAATAAAACGAGGCGAATTAGTAAATGCATTCTGGCGGGAGCTGCGTCGCTTGCAATCAACCGGGCTGTCGGCGTTGATCGCCGAGAGGGACGGCAGAAAGGGGTTTTTGCGAGAGGACTTTAATCTCCTCCGCAACTTGGCCGAGATCGTGCTGGGTTTGCCTCACGGCTTCTTGTTTGAGGCGTGGGGACGGCGTAAACGTGCCTCTCAAGATTCGTGCTTAGAGGCGATCGCTGCTCATGGCTCGCCTGAAGATGTTTGCCGAAATTTATTCGGCAATGCTGGCAAGCGCACCGTCGAGCTTTTTAAATCTGCCAGCAAAGATGCTTGGAGATGGGCGTCCGCCGTTTGCGATGAAAACGCAGACGCGATTCAGAAAGTTTTGGCGACGAAAGAGATTATCGCCTATCAGCCAGATGCCATCGAGTTTTTAAAATCCCTACCTATGCAGTCCAGGGTTCGGCTCCTGGCTGCAACGACCTTCAAGTATCAAGGAGATGTTTATCCAGTTTCGGACGACTGCGTCCGGGATACTGGATACCTCTGGAAAAACATACCCCAGAAGCCCGAACTAGGCCGTGTCCGGTCTTGGTTCAGCGCTCACGAACAGCTATCTGCTGCATTTGTGAAATCCCTCCCAGATGAGGCGCTGCCAATACCTCAAGGGTGGGAACGGGTTGATGGGTTGTGCGCGGTCGATGGCTCTTGGATGCTGGAATTTCCCCAGCGCGTCGCGACCCTAAAATATTATGGGGAAGCGCTGCGTAATTGCGTCGGCGGCTATGGCCCTGCGATTAAGAGCGGGCGATCGGTCATCTTCGTCGTCCGCGAACGAGGCATCCTCACGCATTGCGTTGAGGTTTGCGGGACTAGCATCAACCAGTTCTATCGGGCTGGTAATAGCAGTCCTGATTCCGCTATTAAGAATTCGGTGTGCGAGGCGTTGCGCCAAGCTCGACTCATTTCTTAAAAAGCCGAAACCCCTTCGGGGGTCTGCTGGGTGGTTGTTTCCCCAGCACTGAAGAGGCAGGCAATGGAAATTTTTCTCGAATCGTTATTGGGTGCAAGTTGCGGCATTCTTGCCGCTTGGTTAATTCGTCGTTTTTGGAGATAAAAAGATGAAAAAGATATTCAGTTGGGATGAGCTGGTGTTCATGGTCTCAGCCCTTAATGGGGTGATTTGCAGTCCCGGCACGTTTGCTGCAAATCTCTGGGGTCACGTCCCATATGCTGGGGAAATCGGTTCTAAAATCGAGCCGAACATCCTGATCGGTAAAGTATCAAGCCTTCCTCCAAGCGAGCTTGATACCTTGCATTCCCAGGTTGCGGACTTTTGGGAAGGTCAAGATGTTATCCCCAGCCTTCGCGATCGCATGAAGGCAGTTGGTTTGCTGGAATGGGAAAAGTAGCGCCAGAGATCCAGGCGATTGTCGAAGCTTGGATTTCTGGCAAAGTTGAGGAGGCGATCGCGTTGACCAATGCATTTAGCCAAAGCCAAAGGCGATGCGTCGCTTGCGGAAAACCTCTAGCGCCTCAAGCTAAGGGTGTCTTTTGCAAGCGCCATCGCCACCTTAGCCCCGTTCAAAAGAAAAGGGTTAAAGCCGCCAAAGCCCGTACTAAGGCTTAGGTGAAAGCCTCACACGGTTTTGGATGACCGAACAGATATCCCTGCCCATAAAGCTTGCAGTCGTGTTTGGCTGCAAGCAATTTTAATATTGTCCAAGTGTGTTCGCGCTCGACTGATTCCGCGATTGCAGAGATCGACAAGCTTGCCGCAACCTGGATTATCGCGTCTGTCAATACCATGCCTATTTGAGAAGAAAGCTGACTTGTAAGCGCGCCGGGAATTTTGATCGTGTGGGGATGCAGGTTTTGTAATAATCTTAACGAGTTGTGTCCCGTTAAAAAATCGTCGATTGAAAAATTAACCCCCATCGCTCTAATCATCAAAATTTCTTGGTAATTTTCAATCCTTAGTTGCTCGGTGATTTCCACCGTTATTGTTTTAATATCGCATCCGTAGATGCCCGCTAAGTGTTTTATTCTTGAGCTTAGCCCTTTCTTGGAAAGGGTTCTGCCACTTACGTTTATATGTTTTTTGTGTTGCGCGTTAGAATACCTTTTAAAAACATTTTCAATCACCCACCAATCGATTCTCGATACAAGATTGGGGTAAATGGCGATCGTCTCGATAAACTCGCCTGCGGCGACAACGCGATCGCCATCGTTCAACCTGAGCAGAAGTTCTTCTGCGTACAATTGCCCACCAGCGTCCACAATCGGCTGGCAGTGTAGTTCTAGCTGATTCAGATCTAATGCCTTCTCTAGGCGAGCTTTCCAGTATCTGTGCGGCGTAAAATTGTACCAGCGCGTCCGTATATATTATGTCACTTAAAAAGGTTCGCTTAAATTTTTATACAACCCGCAAGCAGAGGAAAATACTGAAGGCGATCGCGACAGAAACCAACTCGTCGCTAACCGCGATCGCTGTAGAAGCTTTAGATAGATATTTAAAGGAGTATTTAGAGAACCCAGACCTGCCAGATCTCCTCAAAACCCAACTTAGCGCTTATTTCGTCGATGATGAGTAATTGAGTATTTACTCAATTACTTTAGAAGATATACCGATGTAGCAATTCTTAATATCTTCTAGATTTGGATTGTTGCTAAATACTTAACACAAAGATGGGCGCGCAACACAAGGCAATCATGCAGGCAATTTTATCGCTGATCGTCATGTGCTTTTGCTTGTATAAAGTGGCTAGTGAAAACACGAACACCGCACTTTATTGGAGCGGAGTCACTGCGATTCTGGGCTATTGGTTGCCCTCACCATCAGAAGCGGATCGGCATCTACCCGTTACAAAACAATCTGATGAAATCTAACAGTGAAAATCCTGGTAGTTGGAAACAGCAGCGAGGCGCAGCAGATTCGAGATAACTTTCAAGCGCAAAATATTAAAGCAGAAGTTACCTGCGTCTCCGCTTATAAACACGCGATCGCGCACCTAAAAGCCGATCAATTCGATCAAATAGTTGTCGCGCAAGCAAAAAATTTATCGATTGAACGACAGCAAGCAGAAATCGCCAACCTTAAGCGATTTCAAGTTCCAGTTACCTTAGTTGGTGAATCGGATACTCTCGCTCAGTCAGCGCGGGTAGAATTAGTGCCGAGAGATCCTGGCTACGGGACTTTGATCGGAACAATGCTACATTCCCAAGCGCTTAAAAGTACCGAGCGCAATCGGCAGCTAACTCAATTGGAAATAAAAGTTGCGACGCTAGAGCATCAAGCTTCCCAGATTGAAACTTTAGCTATCAAACTACAGGAAATGGAAAAGCTGATTTATGGCGATGCGAAATCAAGTGGATTGATCGATGATGTTCGCGACCTGCATCGCGATCGCGCTTCGCAACAGGAGGAAACTAACAAGCGCAAAGATAGCCGATTGCAATATAACCTCGCCCTAATTGGGGCTGCGATCGCGCTCTTTTGTGCGCTACTGCCACTAATTCCGTTTAAGTATGAACAGCCTCAACCTAGCCAACCTGGGAGCGGGGTGGAAGATCGCGATCGCCAAAGCCAAGATCGCCTGGTTAGATAAAAAAACAAAAAACTGGGGCGATCGCAATGCCCCAGCCGCTTCTCGAATACCTTGCTTGTTCAACCAGTCACAGAGTTAAAATATCACAAAATATGCAACAAATCAATCAGTTTGGACTTGATTTAATCAAGTCTTTTGAGGGCTATCGAGACACCGCTTATCTGTGTCCAGCAAACGTTTGGACAATTGGATGGGGAACAACAAAGGGAGTCCGTTCTAGACAAACCACCACCCCAGAAGAAGCAGAGAACTTCCTGAAGCGCGACTTAAAAGTTTTTGAAGCACAAGTAACCGAAATGGTGAAAGTTCCGCTTACTTCCAATCAGTTCTCTGCGCTGGTTTCTTTTACTTATAACTGCGGCGCTGGAGCGCTAAAAAGCTCAACGTTGCTGAAAAAGCTAAACCGAGAAGATTATCTCGGCGCGGCTGAAGAGTTTATGCGCTGGAACAAAGCTGATGGCAAGATGCTGGCGGGATTAACCCGCAGGCGAGTTGCCGAGCGACTGCTATTTCTGAAAAAAGATTGAGGCACTATGACAGAACAAGTTCAATTGAAACTAACAGAATGGGGGTTGCTTGACCCCGCATTTGAAGTTACCAATCAAGGGACAATCATTCGTCCTTCAGTTGGTAAGTGGGGGTCGCAGTCACAAAGCGCGTGGGAAAAGTTGGCAGAATTGTTCAATCGCGACCCTGCCAAACCCGACATCTCCGGAATTAACGCCCCAGAACCCATCAAGAACTCTGGAGACAACGAAGCATTTAAAATTGCTAACTACTATCAGGAACGCGGTTGGTTTCTAGCGCGCGGGAATGATGTTTATAATTTTGCTGGATTAGAAGGGATCGATCCGAACTGGAAAAAGAATAGCGATCGCCCCGATTTCTATAACGATCTGTTCGTCGCGTTTCAGGTAGAATTTTCTGGTGCGTGCAAGATCGTCGGCAAATGGAAGCAGACCACCGAGCCAGGACGCCGATGGACGGAGCGCCCCATGAACCCAGGCGGTGCAGCCCGAATCTTTATCGGATCGGGCGGTGAAGGTTGCCAGTATAAGGCGTGGCAGGTGGGGACGCACGGGCAGGCTAGACCTCACGAAGCGCTAGTCCAGACGGGGGGAGAGGTGCTGGTGTGTCGCGATCGCAATAAGGATTACAAGCGGATGGGCGATCGCATTGATAAAGGCATGTTTGGCATCAATCTTCACGCCGGTGAAGGCGAAACCATTGGCGCGTGGAGTGCTGGATGTCAGGTGATTCAAGGCTTCGCTAACCACGAAGCGCGGATGAAACTGGCGAAACGCGATCGCAGGTATAAGGCTAACAATCGCTACACTTTTATCTACGCGGTGGTTGATGGAGCGAAGATCTTCGGCTGATGTGATATATTGAAATTGCTACTCCTCTGCAAGCGTAGCCAAACAGATCGCACTATCCCAGTAGAACGCGATCGCTCCATAAACCAAACGTAACGAAGCCCGGTCAAGTTCTCTTGACCGGGCTTCATCTTATGTATGCTGGCACTGTGCCACTTTCTTTCCTTTAATGGTTGACCATTAATTCTGAACTTGATATATTAATGGTGTACCAATAAAAGAGAAAGCCAATAAACGCCCAAGCAGTTGCCCAAGTTGCAAAGTTCTTAAAAGTCAGCCCTAACCAAATTAAGCGCTGCGAAGAGTGGAGCAAGGTGCTGTTTGTGGTAGTGGTTGGCTCGCGTCCTCAATTTGTAAGCAAGAAGGTGTTGGTGATGGAATCTTTGGAAGAAAGAATGAAGAGGTGGGAGCGCGAAGAAGACGAAAAAGTTGCCAAAGCCGAGGCGATGGCGGCGAGAATCGGCGATATGCTGCCGATTTCAGATTGCACTCAGTACGACAAGTTGTACAGCGCCGCTATAGAGGTGCTGGAAGGTGAATCAACACTTGAAGAAGTGGTGGATCGTTTTTCTAGTAAAAAGTCGTAAAAAGTAGCGATATGCTCACGTACCAAGGCGAAAGATTTGAAAGGATGAATTTTGGGGCGGGCAAAATGTATGGGTGGATTTCCGTCTCTTCTCATGGGGTCAGGGGGTCTATCACCAATGCTTCCCAAAGCGAGATGGAAATGTTTCGGGTAGCAAAGAAAGAATCTCAATCTGCGATCGCAGAAGATATCTGTATAGAAGATATTTTGCCAACAAAGTGGAATGTTTTCCCCGATTTAAGAACCACAAAGCCAGGTCGCCCACAAGGTTTTAGCCCCATTCTTGGTGAAGATATGGCAATGGTCAAGAAGGCGAAAGCCTGGTCAATGCCTCAATCTGATTGGGACTGGCTAGAGTCTCAGTCCAATCAAGCGGAAACGATCAGGGACGCGATCGCGTCGAAAAAACAAATAGCATAGGAAGAGAAAAATGCTAGACGCAGATAAAACTCAGGATCTTGCGACACGTTCTTTTATCTTAGGTTTGCTTAAAGAAGTTTGCGATGAAGAAGACGTGGTGGAATTCCTGGATAGGGTCGCCTACGATCCAAGTGAGTGGGGCGAGAGTGACTTTAACGCGATCGCCAAAGATCTTTTCCCCCTCTGGATACCAAAAAAAGCCTCGATTGAGGAGCGCGATCGCCTCAAAAAAGCAATTATCTCGGATCGTAAGCGTTTGATTGCTGCGCTTTCTCTGTATCGGAAAGAGTCCATGCACGCAATGAAGAAAGAGTTCTTGCGCGCGTAAAACCCCACAGGATCTGAAATATCAAGAATAAGCTCGGTGCTGCTTTTCGCAATGCCGAGCTTTACCTTAATGTCGGCAGAAGGCTCCCGCTATAACCGAGGCGGATTTATCGAGGCGCAGCCGAGTACCGCCAATGGTTTAGCGGCGAGATGAATGCCGACCAGCCAACAATTGAGCGATAGCGAATCCTTATTCTTCGGTAGCGCGTGCAAGCCAGTCGGCGTGTTCATCCATGTAGTCTGAAACCTTATCTTTTGCCTGACCTAACAAAATCACAGCCTCGGTCAATAGGAGGTGTGCGCCAACTTCCTCCACTACTTGGATTGCTTGATGTATTGCAGTCTCGGCAGGGGATAGCAAGTCGAGTCTGATTCTGCGAGGAATTCCATCAACTTCTTTCACAACTAGAGTTCCTTTGTACAAAAAAATGTTTAAGCCTACTAGATTACCCGTGTTTATGGCAGGTAAAATATGATATGATTCTACCATGCTAGTAATCGAAGCCAAGCTCAAAGGAACTCAAGCGCAATACAATAAGTTAGATGAAGCAATCCGCACAGGACAATTCATCCGCAATACCTGTTTGCGCTATTGGGAAGACAATAAGGGGGTCACTAGAAACGACCTCCAAAAGCTTTGCTCGGTACTATCTAAGAACAAGGAGTTTCCTTGGGCAAAGAAGCTCAACTCTCAAGCTAGGCAGGCTCACGCTGATAGGGCGTGGTCTGCCATTCAGCGTTTTTATGAGAACTGTAGATTGGGGAAATCCGGAAAGAAGGGATACCCAAAATACAAAAAGTTTAGTCGTTCCGTCGAGTACAAAAATAGTGGATGGAAGCTATCTGCTGACAGACGCCAGATAACTTTCACTGACGGTTTTGAGGTCGGAACAATGGACTTATGGAGTTCTAGAGATTTAGCCTGGTACTCAGAAAAACAAATCTCTAGAGTTCGAGTTATCAGACGCTCTGACGGCTACTATGCTCAGTTCCTAGTGGATTGGGATAGACGAGAGGAACATGAGTTTCAAGGGAAAATGACGGGAATTGATTTAGGACTCAAAGAGTTCTACACCGATTCTGATGGCAACACTGTAGACAACCCTCGATACTTACGAAAGTCTGAGCGAAGATTGAAAATGCTTCAGCGCAGAGTTTCCAAGAAGCACGTCAAAGGGAAAAAACAGTCTAACAGATACCACAAAGCACGTAAGGCTTTAGCAAAAGGGCACCTCAAGATAAGTAGACAGCGTGAAGACAAGGCTCGTAAAGATGCTTTGGCGCTAGTTAAGTCTAACGATTTAATCGTCTACGAGGACTTGAAAATACAAAATATGGTGAAAAATCACCACTTAGCCAAGTCCATTAGTGATGCGTCTTGGTATCAATTCACTCGCTGGCTTCAATATTTTGCTAAAGTTCATGGTGTTATAGTTATCGCTGTACCACCCCACAATACGACTGTTGATTGTTCATATTGTGGGGCAAAGGTGAAGAAGACACTTAGTACCAGAACTCATAGATGTAGTGCATGTGGCACAGTGTTAGACCGTGACCACAACGCAGCAAAAAACATCTTGGTAAAGGGATTTAAGCTGTTAGCTGAGTACTTAAACAGTACCGTAGGGCATACGGAATCTGGAGCCAAAAGCTCGAAAGCGCAGGGAGAAACTGACCTCTGGCTCAAGAACGGAGACGCTCTTGCTCTAAGTCGGCTCGATGAACTGCGAACCAAGAACTCTTGGGAATCCCCCGCTATATTCGGTACTCCGAATTAGCGGTGGGAGGATGTCAATAATTGTCCCCTGTTGGGCAAAACTCAAACCCCCAAAGGAAACAATTGCCCTTGAGTGGGGGCGATCGCGTTCCCACCAGCACCCGCGATCGCAAACGTCGGCGGATCTGAGTACCAGGCTGGAGCGATAAAGATAGCCAGAATATCATCTGCGATCGCGGTATCAGGAAGCGCTGCATCAGCGCTTCCATTTGTGTTTTCTAGTTGACCGGAAGGCGCAAAAAACGGGGAGATTAACAGCGCAATTCCACCGCTGTCGATACTTGTCCCCCAAGTTGGATTGATAAAAATAGGCAGCGAAGGTTCCATTAACTAATCCTAATCAACAAACATTCTGCGCCGTTCTGTCGCGTTTGATAAATTCCTCCAGAGATCGATCTTTGTTCGGATTGCGTATTGAGTCCTCCGCCATGAATCAATCCAAAGTCGCTAGAGAAAGTGCCGATCCAACCCCCTTCTCCGCTGGTGACCGAAACGCTGCCGATAGGGGTATCTTTTGTCCCCCCTTTATTTACTTGCACTAAATTGTGCCATGCAATATTCATGTCACAAACAGCCGTTGTGTTGTTGATGACCGGGCTACCTTTGTAGGTTCTAAACAAAGTGCAATCTTGATTTCTTGCAATGAACCCGTAAGCTTTGTTCGAGGAAGACCACCAAGTAGTCTTGGCATCAGGGAAAAACAATCCAATATTATTTAAACTTTGACTAGCACCTGGCCTATGTACGCTAACCAACTTAATTTCAGAAGAACTAAAACTTTCAAAACGTAAAGGAACTTGCTCGTTCGCCGACCACGATATTTGGTGTCTGCCGCCACCTTCAAAAGCGTCAGAAACGTTACTGATTGCTTCCGAATTGACGTTAGGGTGTCCGTCTCCTACCCCCCAGTCAAAATCGACGGTTGTGGCGTTTACTTCGCCAATCCTAAACCTCAAGAATATTGGTATATTGCCTGGGTTGGGAGCGGCAATCGAATAAACTCCCCAACATGGGTTGGACGCGGTATTTAAAAATCTTCGCGTGTATCCAATCGCAACCAGTCTGGTATCTATTTCGGTAGCGATCGCGGATCTCGTCCATAGTTGCGACAGTACACTGGAAGTATAAGCGACGGGCATAGTTAAATGTAGGTCAAAGCTAGAGTAATATTTCTCGCGATCGCGTCCAAATTATTGACGCGAATCGGAACTGAAACGGGATTCGCTTCACTATAAATTGTAGGGGATGGGGCTAGATTAATTCGCAAAGTGCTACTTAGCGCTACTTCGCAGAGCAGCCCATGATTATTGTTCGCTGTTGTTGGGGAAGTGCCGATGGGGCGATCGCGATCGCTAAACCTCTTATCAGAAGAGGTGTAAAACCTGACTCTAGCGGGAGAACTTGCCTCGATTGCTAGCAGATTGAAGCTACGTTTGATGCCAGCGATCGCATAGTCAATTCCCTGTCCTGGTGCAATCTCACCAATAGAAAAGCTATTGGTGGTGAGCGTGGGTGCGACCGTGCCTGGGACGTATTGATTGGTTGCGCTGTTAAATACTAGCGACTGCCCTTGGCTTGGCGCAGATGGACTTACCTCCACTCCCATGATTTTGGCAGCATTCCAGAACGGGCTACTCGCCTCGATGTTTGTTCGTGCGGTTGTGCGACTTGCTAGATCTGATAAGTTGTTACTTGCTTGTAAAAAACCCGATCGCGCCAATCCCTGAAGTGTTGAGGCGTTTATGCCTGCGTTGTCTGCGTCGGTTCGCAATATCGCCGCTAATATATCGCTGTCAGATAAAGTCTCCCCATCAAATAGCTGTTGCCAGTCGTCCCCTCGATAAATCAGGGTCAAGCTACGATTAGGCTTGATTGTCCACGTATTTTTAAATAATCTCAATCCGCTATTTGCCAGCGTCGCGCTATCCTGCAAGGTTATATCCTGGCTCCCAACATTGATTAATATCAATTGCTGGAATTTTCCCGACGCTCCATCTGCGATCGTAGGCGTGCTGGTTAGCGCGATCGCAGACGCTGAACTAATTGCCACGATCGCGCCGGTCGGGTTAATGGTCGAGTTAGCGGCTAGGACTTGGGCGATCGCGGGTTGCACGATCCCGTCAACTTCTACAAACGAGCCTGCGGGCAAGCGCTGCATCTGCCCAGCGCTAGGATTGTAAATCTGAGGACGATACGAGGAATTCATTTAGCAGTGTCTAACATAATTTATCAAACGATCCATCTGCATCCATCCGGAATCTTTCTGTTGAGCTTTTAAAGTCCCACCGGATCTGAAATATCAAGAATAAGCTCGGTGCTGCTTTTAGCAATGCCGAGCTTTATTAATTGTCCGCTATTAGGCGGAGACGAGGTAATTTTCCCCGCTTCGCTTACGTTCAAAAAATAATAGCTTCCCGGAATCAAACCGCCTGTCGTGCCCGCGATCGCGTCCCACTCTGTCGCCGTTCCTGATATCGATCCATCGCGTCGCACCCCACCGATTGTACCGGGCGCGATCGCCGACATCGCTAAACCCAAAATCCGCGATAGTGCCAAGCTGCTGCCATTGGCTAAAACGACGGTTGACGCTCCGTTAAGGACGACCGGGGAGAGTTTGGCGATCGCGCTTGGAGATGCGTTGGTGACATCGAAGTCTGGCGTTGCTAACTTGGCGATCGCTTCCACCAAATCAACCGGCAATTCCCGCACGCAGCCTTCATTCGGATCGTGACTGATGCTGGTAATTACCCCGCCATCAAAATAGTAGGCCGCCGCGACCCGAAAATTGCCAGACAGCGATCCTCCCGCTGCCACCGCGATCGCTACCTGCGGCGGATCGAATAAGCAAAAGTTTGCGTGTGGAGGGTTGGGCAAAGCCGAAACAACTGTCGATCCAGACAGGCTTGAAATAACGGCGGTTTGAGTCGTTCCAGAGACGACAGAAACCGGCGCGTTGATTCTCAGTATTTCGTTAGTTGCCACCCTTAATAAGTACAATTGCACAAATGGCGGATTAAAATTCGCCCCATCTTTGCCACCAACTGTGGGGTAATCTGCCCTCACGATTCCCCCATTTGCGCCATAGGGATAGGCTAGCGTAACCAAGATGCTGCCATTTGCGGTAATTTGATTCGACCAGGCAGAGGCACGAGAATGCCCCGGTTCCATGCCAATCTTTGCTCTTAGGGCTTCTGCGTTGCTCAGCGTTGCGCTTGATGGATATGAAAAACAATTCCCGTTTCCATCGATCGCCAACTGCTGCCCCGTTCCTCCCGGTAGAAATCCCCCAACGGTACGCTTGCTTTTAGTGGGAAACATGTAGCGCTTAATCAGTGCCGAGCCAGACAATACGATCGCTTCTCCCCCAGAACCTGGAAGAACTCGCAGGCGATCGCCTACAGGAAAAACGCAATCTTTGAACGCTTCCCACAGCCCGTGCGCCGGTTCCCCCGCTTGACCCCAAGGCGAAAGTAAGAAGCTAATTAGCGCTCCATCAACTTCGCCAACCTGACTCTTGCTGAAAAACGGTGCAACCGACAAAAGCAGCGCGTCGCCATCTGGCAGATCTTTTTCTAAAACAATGGAAAACCGCGTGCCATCCCAATCAAACTCCTGCCCGACAGTTATCCCAACCGTATCTAAAAATCCATCATCCAAGTCTACGTAGCCGTGAATTTTTAGCTTCAATTTCTGCGCGTACAAATTTGATTTGTTCTGCGCCCCGTGAAAAACGTCAATTCTAAAAGTCTCTCCCGCTGCTAGCGGACTGCCCGAATTATTGCGCCATATCAATTTAATCGGTGTCCCCTTTACGGGTGGGCCAGCAGCTGGATACGGCGGCGCGGCAATTATCGTGCTGGGACTAATCGCTTGCACCGGCGCAGCGCATCCCGCAGTTCCAAATGGCGTCGGCACCGATCCAATTGCTGGGTTCCCCGCGCCATTTAATCCAAACCTCACCCATTTCTCTCCTCCAGGTCTTTCGATTACTCCCTCTCCCGATGGCGCAAACGGGTCGAAACGGTAGTGACCGTCGCTTAACAGATAGCGAATCATCCCTGGTAGTACGTTTGCTCCACTTGGTAATTCGCTGACGCTATTAAGGATCGGCACGCCTCCCCCAGATACTGCAACGTGATTGTCAAGGTATAGGGTAACTGCGCCTAGCGATCGCGGCGTTACCTGATCCAATTCGTAATTCCGCCACTCAAATAATTGGATCGCTTCGGAGGCGTTGCCGGTCGGACTGTGACTGAGGCAGTAGTAATGAAAGTCCGTCGCTGCCGTTCTTGCCGCTGCGGGAAAAGTTACTCGCACTGCATCCGTCGCCGCATAATTAATTGGAGATATGGGCAAGCTTGCAACCGTGTACCCTGCCCGGTTGCGCCCTTGGAAAAACAACCTCAAAGTCCCAGGCCCGGAAAACTGCCCAGAGCCTGGAATCAAGGCAATATTGGCATTTGAAAAGGGAAGTCTGAGCATCCCGTGAGCGTATTCGCAGGGCATGGTTTCTCCAAATTAATATTGCAGTTCTGCAAACGTGAAACGTGCGTAGCTCCGCACCTATCTCCAACCAATTATTTTTGTGTAAGTTGGTTGCGATTTGTTGCTTAAAGACGCAGCGATCGCTTCCGCAATTTGTTTGTTAATGTTTCGTCTTTCTCTCTTAATCGTTTCTACGATCGTTCTAGCAAGCAATCTATCGTTGTTCATCAAAAGTTCCTCCTAGTTACCGTGTCGGGGAATAACAATTCTCCTAATGGCTGTTCGCCTTTAATAAAAAAGATATCCAATTCATACTGCCGTTGGTTGTTTTCGTCTCGATCGTCGAGTAACGGTTCTGGTCTTTGGGAGAAATCGCAGGGAGTCTCTCTGTCAATGGCAAGGGTGAGTTGCGTCCCTGGACTTGTCACTAAAGACGAGCCGCCCACTAACCCTTGAATCTCGACGCTATGGCGCACCCCCAGAATCCTTCTTTTCCGCCGAATCCCGTTAGCGACGTAAGTTAGGCGATCGCCCGATTTAAACTGCGGTGAAAACTTCGCGGTTAAGTTTTCTGTCGCTGAGTTCTGCCAGTTTTTAATTGTAATGTCTGTCTTCGCCGCCAGTTGAGCTTCTGCTAATGTTTTGGCGTGCGGATAGGATAGCGTTCCTCCTTCCACCGGAAAGTTCGGCTGCACGTTCCTTTGGTATGCCGGATCGTAACTGTGGGGAGTAGATGCCAAGTATTGATATTTGGTCGGATCTTTCTTCTTATTCTCGTCCCCAGTAATGGGTTCTGGTGGTTCGATCTTTTCGTAGGCGATCGCTTTGCGCGGCGCTTCGGGTGGCCTGCCTTGGTTGTGTTGCAACTTGGTTATTTCCAAAGAAGCGTTAAAGCCCGGATCTGTGGCGTTGAAGTCGCTGGAATAAGAGCTGTAAGAATCATCTTGAAGCCGATTCGGTGAAAACGGAGCCTCCAGCACGCTACCTTCCATAAAATCAGAAACGTTGCGTCCGTCGTCAAATCTGCTGATGCTGTTGCGGGTATTTTTACTTTGATTGATTCGCACAAAGCTGCGATGAAAAGTTTCTTGTCCTGTTGTTAGTTTTGGTTTGGGATCGTCGGGCGGATCGTCGTCGGGATTTTTGGCAGAGGCGAAGCTGTTCTCATGCGTTGCTGATGCTGCAATGAAGTAAGTGCTGCGGTAATTCGGATCGTAAGCAACGCGGGGAACCTTCTCCCCGTTTGGTAGGCAAGTCCAGTAAATCTCTACTCCTTCAAGCTTGGAATCGTCCTTGTAGAATCGCCAGTGAGGTAGCAAGTAATCTCTGTTTTTTCCGGCGATCGCGTTGGTAAAAAATGCGTATTTAAAATTGTATAAATTGTAATCTTCGCTCCCCGGTTCTAACGCTACAGTTTCTGGCGCTTGTGGGTTCTCTGATTCGTAGCGAGTTAGTATCCAGCCGCTAGTGTCACAACCTAACCTATAGCCGGTCTTCCCGTCGAAGAAGTGTTCGGTTTTCTTTGTCCCAATTTGACGCCAAGCCGTCTCCCCTGCAACCCCTACTAGCTCCCCGTTAGCATCAAATAATTCGCGCCCATAAACGACAAAACCCCAAGTGTTTTCCTCTTCTCTGGTGACCACCCCATCTTCTAGCTCGGTAATTACTTCTACCTTTTTTACTCCGCTGCCATCGACGCTGTTGCAATCAAGCGACTTGATTCTCCCCGTATTCGCTGGTGGAACTTGAGGATCTTTATCTCCCTCAACTCGCCGTTCTTTTACTGATGGAATTCTGCGCCATTGGGGCGCTAGATTGTCTGCTTTGTTGGATTGGGTATCTTCTGAATTACCAGTAACCCCAGCTTGATTAAATCGTCCGTCGATTCGATGCGGCGGATAGTAATGCTCGCTGTACGGAAAAATTGTTTGGTCCTCATCTCTGAGCCTTGGTTCTTCTGGTTCTAGCAAGGCTGCCGGGATATTTCCACCTGGCGGCAAGGGATCGAAATTGCCGCCAACTCCTATCTGTTGCGGCTTAATTCCTTGTACCGATAGCGATATTTCTCCGGCAATATCCTCTTCGGCGATCGCCCAATTATTGACGGCAGAAATCGACTTTACTTCTACTCCATTGGGGTTTGAATAATTAACAAATGCGCCCAACTGCCGGATTCTGGCTTGCAACTCCTGCCCAAACGTTGAAATCGTTGGTTCGCTTGGCGTCTCAATTGAAAGTGCTGGGCCGATGTAATTGCACCCAGCAGCGATCGCGGTCTGCGCCATTGTTATTCCCGTCGCCGCAACAGTTGCACTCGCAGGAGGCTTGCCGCATTCTGGATCGAAATAAGCTCCGGTTGTTGTTACCGTACTTACTCCATCTCTTCCCAGTACGATGGGATTATCTAAGCAATACTCGTGCATCCCGCCCAGACTTACTGAAACCTGGATCGGTCGCATTGGTTGCTGAGAATAAGGGATCTCAGTTATTTGCAGGTTTGTAATGGCGAATCCTACGCCGAAAGCGGTAAAGGTTGTTCCCGGTCGCAACAGAGCGATCGCCACTTCCTTTAAAGCAGCTAAAGTCCGAAAATTAAAACTTCCCGATGGTTGTTGTTCAAACCCCTCTGACCAGGAAAACGTTCCTTCTAACGGCAAGATCCTAAACAAATCTGGGAACGGCGGCAGTACTGCGTTGGTTTCAAGTTCTAATTTACCCAACAGAACGTTGAGCGAAGTCTGTCCTCTTCCCGCAATCCTGTATCGAAGCTTGTTGGTTGCAGGATCGAAATAATAATCTAAATTCTCTCCGTTACCTTGCACCAACAACGGCTCTAGTCCTGCACCAACTTCAATCTCTCCTTCGCGAATTAGCAAGGGCATTGCCAAAGTTAGCGCCCAATCTTCGCCATGAACTGCTGTTAGTTGTCCTGTCGTAAATATTCCAAAAAGTTCTGTTGCGTTACTAACCGCAAAAGTTGGTTCTAGAATTGCCGAAGTTAGCGCGAAATCTTCTGCCATCGGCACGGCAATTTCATCAACAAAATTTCCAGGCGCTGTTGGGGTGGCAGCAAAGTCAGATGCGGGAACGGTTAGCGAAGTGTTGGAGGTTGACGACCCTGTACTTGCTTGCACTTGTATCGGTGCGCCTGGAGGTATGGCGGCGACAGTTGCTATTTGAATTGTTTGGGCAACCGGATCGAAAAGGAATTCTCCCGGCTGAATTGATGAAGCGATCGCCGCTTCAGAATAAGTTCTTCCTCCCGCTGAAACTTGACCTACCGTGCGAATTCCCGCTCCCGCTACAGATATAGTCGCTATTCCGGCGATCGAGGTAGGTGGCATCGCCAGTACAATGGTGGGAGTATCGCTGCCAATTCTAGCCAAGAAGGCAGCTTCACCCGATCGGGTGACAAACGCGATCGCTGCCCCTAAACTTTCGGCTGGTGCAACATCTAAAACTGGCTCTCCAACAATCGCAAACATGAAATATCAAGTTTCCATACCTAGATCTAGGGTACGCCAAATATTGCGATCGCTCTACGAGAATGTTGATTACGCTCTAGTCACCTGCTACGCCAACCCATTGTTAACCGAAAACAGTACTAGGGCTGAGTTCTTTAGCGCCGAATGCTTCGATTCAATGCCCTATGTCAATGTTGGTGAAAGGCCGATCGTTCGATGGTCGTCTGCCGATTTTAGTTCCGCGCCTAGCGGTAAAATATTGGCTCCAAAAACCGTCTTTATTTCCAATCGTTGGGGAGACGGCAGCATCTTAAGGTTCAATCAACTATTTTTAGTTAAGAACGGCTCTAATAAAGATGCTGGTGGAATCAACGTAAACGTAGCTCAAAATAGAATTAATTGTGGTTATAGCATGGGCGAAGGGGGTTTGTTTGTTCTAATTAGCGGCACTCCGCCTTCGCCGTTGTTATTGAAAACTTTATACAAGGCTGTTAACGTTAGCGGCGAGACTTTTCAAGTTGCAGATTTGAACAACAATTTAATTGCCCTTACTTCCGCTGGTAGTATTGCTGCTATTAGGTTTGCCAATGCGGAAGGAGCCGGAGGAGCGGGGACAGAAGATATCGCACAACTGATTACTTGCAGCGAACCGATCGTTTTGCAGGCAAGGCAAGCGACTAAGTTAGTGCTGAATTTTTAATACGACTTGTTATAGTTAGTGTGTAATTGTTAAAGAAAGGGCAAAAACGATGAGTCGCGGTATTGAAGATCGGATTAATATATTTTTGGGCAAAGACTACACTCCTAGCTTATCCTGTTTGCTCGTTCGCCAGTTTCGCTACCATCCTATTATCATACTCTTCCTGGGACAATTCCGATATTCCCAAATCCGTCCTTAACCTGTTAACGGCTGCTAAATCCGTATTCTCCAATACGCCCATAGACAAGGCATTAATGATGTTACTGGCTCGACCCGCCGCCATCGTCGGGTCGATAAATTTCTCTTGTTGAAAGTCGCCAAATTCGTCGCGGATACCGAAGTTTGCAGTTAATAGCGGTCGAATCACTTTCTCTATTAGTTCTTCTTTTAATGCGGCTACCAAACCTTCAATAAAAGAATCTAATATTAACCGATGTCCGGCATTGACCCCAGCCGATCCTAGCTGCACGCTCCCCTCATTAAAGATGGTCTGAGGAATTCCGTAGCACAGAAAAATTTGATTTTGCAAATATTGGCAGGATAGATTAAAGAAGTTCTCCCCAGCCGTTTGGGGGAGGTTCATCACTCTGTTTTTGATATCGGTAACGAATACCCCATTATTTCCCAGGTCTTGTGCTTGTAGTAAAACCGCTTCAGCAGCGCTACCCGTGGCGACTTCCCCGTTGCGAACTAAAGGTTTTCCCCTAGAATTGAGCAACCTTACCGTCTCATTGCTGGGAACCTGCACGACAAATAACCCCGTCGCCTGCCTTTGACCCGCGATCGCCCATTCCTTTAATAGCAATTGCCGTGCTTTAAAAAATGGGTAAGCTACCGCTGCTTGCGGATACCCTTTGGGGTGACTTTCTAATAGGTCGTTTGTTAGATGAATAATATATTTATAATCAAGTGGAAGCTGTCCCTTGGTCGAACTATTATAAATAATCCGGTCTATCTGCCCTTTCATCCCAGCAAACTCAACCCGTTTAGTGTCAAGCGTATTCAATCTCGCTAATCGCCATTCTCCTGCAAATCCAGGCTCGTTACTGCTAAACAATATTTGAGTGGCGCTATATCCTAAGCCAAAAGATTGAGCGATCTTTTTCTTGATTACCGCTCTAAAGGTTCCTTTCATGGATTGAAAATTGCTTCTAATCCATTCAGTGACTGTCTGTCTGCGCCCTCCTCTAACCTTGTACATTTTTGGATCTGGGTGAGCGTAATTTCCCAGTGCTACTGATGCCCTTTGAGAAATTAAAGCCAACGCCGCGCGCGACGGCGCATCCAATCTCACCATTCTGTGCAGTTCGTCTAGCGTGTAAAGCTCGTCTCCTTGCGTGGCAATTTGAACAAATTCGTTCGCAACTTCTTCTACTAATGGCGCAAGTTGTTCGGGTGAAGGCAAATATAATGAAACCATATGTACGATTCAGTTTTCTCTCAGCATACACCCACAGCTTGGGAAGCTGCGGTATTAAAGGACTTGGGCAAGGTCGAGCAAGCGATCGCCACCCAACTAAAATCCTGCGTCAATTCTCGCGCCAAAGCATTGCTTTCTCAACTTGAGGGAGCGATCGCCTCCGGTAATGTTGATAAGGTTCAATCCGCCAAATGGACTGCCCTACCAGAATTTGAACGCATCCTCTGGGGATTGTGGCTATCGGGGTGGCGATTGGGAGGAAGGGATGCAAAGCGCGAAATTTCTCCCAAACGTGCGGCGACTCCGCACGTCTCGTTCTCCCAATACGTTGAATTTTCCGAACCTCAACAGGGCGTATCGATCAGAAATGTCCAAGCTGAGAGAGCGATTCGCGCTCGAATTAACCGTTTAAGTCGCGATGTCACGAATCAAGAATTCGCCAGAATTAGGCAACACTTACTCGCCGCCGTCACTCCTCAACCCGACACAGGCAATCCAATTAGTCGCGACGAATTGGTATCTCGCATCTCTCAAGAATTAGGTGGAGTTAGGTTTGAAAACCGCGCGAAGCAGATCGCAAGAACCGAACTAACCTTTGCCTACAACGCAGGTCGCCTCGCTACTTATCGCGAGTCTGGGTTGGTAGAAGCGGTGAGATTTTATGCAATCTCCGACGAACGCACTTGTCCGGTCTGCTCAAGCCGCAACAATCTAACTTTTCGCCTGGACGATCCGCAAAACTTAGCAGCCAGCACTCCCCCCATGCACCCGAACTGTCGCTGCGTACTGTCGCCTATCCTTGCCGTCCCAGGTCAAAGAGTAGAAACTCAAACTCCCCCCGTTGCTGCCCCAGTTAAATGGTTGGCGGCGGCAGTCTTGGCAGCGGTGCTGTTGGGCAGTATGAAGCAAGCAGCCCAAAAATTGACCGTCCCCGCTCTCGGCGTGCTTGGGGTTGGTGCAACGGTTGATGCGGTCAACGTTGTGGGAGCGATCGCCCAAGCTACGGGTGAAACTTTGGCTGATTATGAAGACGTAGGGTTGGAAGATTTAGTTACTGCACCCGTTACCGCACCTGTAGCGCAACAAGTAGAAACAGTTCCACAAGAAGTCGCCCCAACCATCCAACCCGATGAGGAAGCCTGGTCATCTCCCGTCACAGTACCCCCAACCGTTCAACCTCCCCAACCCATTCCCGCTGTTTTAGCGCTTAAAGCTGGTAGGCCAGCAATTCAGATACTGGGCATAGATCTCAACAGAGCCAGTTTTGAGGAACTGCAAAACGTGCTGCCTCCGCGTCAATTTAACGTTGGTCAGATCAACGCACTGATTCGCTATCGCAACGCCAACCCGCTATCTTCAATCGACGATCTTAAATATGTAGAGGGATTGGGAACTAAGACGGTAGAACGCCTTAAAAATCTTTACTACAACAACCTACCTTTGTCGGTTTTCATCAATAACGCCGTTAGTCCCGCGCAACTGTGGGCAAGCAATCTAGGGTTGACCAAGGCTCAAGCTCAATCGATTATTGAGGAGTTGCAGCGCAACGGTCAGTTCGCCAACATTCAAGATTTTGAAAGGAGAATGAGGCTTAAAGGAATTGGGCCAACAACGATCCGCAACATGCGCGATCGCGCCATCTTCCTGCAAAATCGCATCATTCAACGAGCGAAGCAACAAGTTGGAGTCAGCGTCGGCGACACCCCGCCGTCTCCGCCAACGCCCTACAGTATTCGAGGCGCCGATCTCCCTAGCGCTGCTAGAAGAGAGGTCATCGGCAGACCGAATCCCCCCGCAGCACCTCCGTCCCCAACTAGAACGCCTGCCCCATATCGCTCGGTTCCTCGTCAGCAAGAGGTTGTCAATCCCGCCCAGCTAGAATCCCAGCAGTTGCGGCAGCAACTAACCCAAACGGGTGACGAACTTGGCTTGAAAGCCAGCGAGATTTCAGAGCGGTATCGTCAGCTGATAGACAAACCCGACCAAAGGTTGCAGCGACAATTAGATGAAATTGCAAGTTTGCGATCGCAGTACGACGCCAGCTTGCAAAGGTTATCGGCGAGCGAGCCTATAGTTAATCAAATAGAAGCAATTGTCAGCAATCTAGAATCTAATTTTGCTAATTTATTCGACCCCTTAGCTCCCAATTATTTTGAATCAGCCCCCCAACAAATCCAGAGTCAATTAGCAGAGATTAGGCGTTTGCAGTTGGATCTGAGCCAAGTCGGCTCGCTTTCTCCTCAAAGCATCAATAGGTTAACGCAACAAATAGAAGCCAACCTGTCTAAGTTTGAACGTCAAAGAAATGTTCAAAAACTTAACCGTCAAATCGAGCAATTGCAAGGGGATATTCAATCTTGGCAGCAACAAATACTAGACCGCCAACAAATTGATGGAGCGATTGTTTCGGATTGGCGTTTGCAGTCATTGCAGCAATTAATCGCCATGCAACGACAGTCGGAAGATTTGATGCAGCAACTGTCGGATCTGCAATCGGCGAAGCGCAATTCAATTAGGCCATTGCTCGATGCCTCTAACCAATTAAGAACCAGACTCGAACAAGTTCAGTTAAACGCGCAAGCGATCGCCTTCCGGATCGACGCGCTGCAACAAAGGCTGAACCGTTTGCCGCTACTCAAAAATCAACTATCTCTTGAAGATCGCGTTACCTACGACCAGGTGCGCGATTTAAGAACGATCCAAAACCGCATAGCCAACCAAACCAAACAGTACCGTCAAACTACCGAGATTGCTAACCAAAACCTGCGTAACATCGAACAATCCAGGCAGGGATATTTCGAGCGATATAACCAGCAGATTGGCGACTTTGAGCGCAGTTACAGTCCCGTCCTACAAGACAGATTAAAAAGTGCAACCGAAGCGTTGCAACAGCTAAAGACCACGCCCCACGTTAATTGGTTGCTGCAATGGGATGGCTGGACTTTGACCGACGTTCCCAGCGATTTGGCGATCGCGCTTCAAGGGATGGAACCTCCAGGCGCGCGCAGTGCTTTGCGCGAATTGGTGCAGCAAGCCAAAACCAATGTCAATCGAGTTGCTGGAAATATTGAGTCAATTAAACAACTTAGCGAGTTTAAATATTTAGACCCCCAAAATAAGCAAGTTCTGTTTTCCAATCTGCTCAACTTTGCTCAAGATTGGGAAAATTATTGGGCAGGAGTGAGAACTAATTCTCTTAATTTAGAGAATATCGGCTCTACCAGGAATAGGCTGAATAGCTTATGGCGAGACATTGAAGCAGCAAGAACTTCTGGGAACGTCCAGAATGTTTATCCTCAAGTAACGCTGGAAGATGCTTTAGGGTATTCGCGTCAAGTTTTAATCGATCTAGAAGAATGGGAGCGTAAGTATGGAGAATTGAAAACTTCTCGCGGTGGAACGACCGATTTAGTCCCTGCGCCTATTGACGAATTAAATCGTAAGGTAACTCAATTTAAGCAAGATTTATTAAACGAAATTGGTCGCGTGAGGATCGAACAATCGCAATTTATCGAGCAAGCGTATCAAGATGCGATCGCCATCAAAGAAAGGATCGCTGCTGACACAAACCGCAACTTCACCTTTGACATCAACAACAAGGCGATCGACAGACAATCTTTACTGCAACAACTAGACAAGCTAACCGAAGAACTAACCGACCTCCGGGTAGCGGGAACCGATAGGCGCATCCTGCAATTGCAGCGCCAGCGGCGAGAATTGATGGCGCTTGATGCTCAACTTCGAGTCCAATTAGCTGGATCGAGTGGAGATGCTTACAATGAGCTAGCAAGGCAGGTCAACGCTGGCGTCGAACAGATTCAGGAGATCGACCGCACCATCAGTTCCCTTGCCAAACCCGTCGAGATTGTCATCCCGCCCGATCGATCCCGCGCCCCTCAGATTCAATCCCTGGCTGACGAGCGCGATCTCATCATCAAACAATTGCAATCCAAACAGCAGCAAATTGACGCGCTTACCGCAGCACCAACTACCAATCGTAAAACGCAGCAGATTGCTAAACTGCAAACCGAAATTGCTAAAGGGAGCGATCGCGTTAACCAAATAACGCGCGAAATCCGCGAGTTGAGGTTGCCACCAGAGCAGTATCGCCGGTTAAGCGAGTTGAAGGAGCTGTTAGCGGTTCTGGAGAGGGATCTATCTCAAAAGCAGAAACAGTTAGGAAACACAACTCGCCAGCTGCAAAACTTGACGGAACAGCTGCAAATACTTGGTGAAGGCTCTCAGCGCGGGCAACGATTGCAGAAACAGATTGAAGGGCTTCGGGTTAAATCTGACGCTCAACTTGCCGCGCTCGTCCGGCAGTCTAGCGACGTTGGCGAATTAAAGCGCGCGATCGCTGACATCCGCAATGATGAGGAAGCGATTGTTAGGTGAACTACCCCACCGCATGGCGGATGGGGCTTCCAACTTCAACCGGGACAGCCTTAGATACGGAAGATTTCCTTCCAACCTTCGGACTTACATCCCGTCCATTGACAGAAGCGCTAGTTCCTAACGCCAAGATTCGTAGTCCTTCATCTCGAATGTTGATTGCTGCATTCACATCACGGTCATGTTTTGTACCGCAGTTCTGACACTGCCATGACCGAATATCTAGGGCTAAACTTCCAACTCGATTGAGGCATACTGAGCAGGTCTTGCTTGACGGAAAAAATCGGTCAACCTCTTGATAAATCTTCCCGTCTTGCCCTGCTTTATATTTGAGCATTGTGGTGAACTCGCTCCAACTGGCATCGCTAATCGCTTTCGCCAAATTGTGATTCTTCACCATGTTCTTTACTGCTAAGTTTTCAACACAGATCACTTGGTTTTCGTTGACCATTTTGCGCGACAACTTATGCAGAAAGTCTTTTCTCACGTTCGCAATCTTTTCGTGAACTCTTGCCACGATGCGACGTGCTTTCTTGCGACGACTTGAGCCTTTCTGTTTGCGAGATAGCTTCTGTTGCTTGCGTTTGAGGTTGCGAGAATGCTTTTTCAATGTTCTCGGATTATCAAACTTGGAGCCGTCAGAAGTAATCGCAAAATGAGTTAGACCCAAATCAATACCAACAGCCTTACCGTCAATTGATTTCTCTGCCTCTGGTTGTTCGTCGTCAAATAGCAATGACGCAAAATACTTACCCGAAGGCGTGAGAGAAACAGTAACGGTTTTCAGCTTGCCATCAAACACCCGATGAATTTTGGCAGGAACAATCCCGATTTTGGGAAGCTTCAAGCCTTCATCTGTGATTTTGACGTTCTGAGGATATTGAATCGATTGCTTACCCTGCTTCGATTTGAAGTTTGGGAATGATGCCCGTCCCTCAAAGAAGTTGATAAATGCTCTCGATAAGTTCAGAGACACGCTTTGCAGCACTTGGCTGTAAGGTTCTGCTAACCATTCAAACTCTTTCTTAAGTGCGGGTAATCGGTCATTCATTCCTTGCCGGGATAAACCCTTACCCGTTTCTTTATAGAGTCGATTCGTTTCAGCTAACGAGTTATTCCAAAACCATCTTGCACATCCAAACGCTTTAGATAGCGCTTCGATTTGCTTATCGGTCGGATAAATTCGTACCTTGACTGCGTGTTTCATACTTATATCTTAGCATAAACAGAGTTAATGGTAAGTTGTTTGTGTAGAAGCGAGAGATTAGCGCTACCGCGCTGTCGCTATCCATCCCCACCGCGTAGGCGAGTGGGGAATTCCGCGAGTTCGTTAAATGTGTGATATCCATCAGAGACTTCCCCAACATCGCAAGGCAGTACTAATTTGTTATCCATAAGATTAAACCAATTTATTTCTACTCAACTCGTACTCAGTAAACCTAAACCGAAACCCTCCACTAAAAAGCCTTTTGGGAGAATCGGGAACATCTGTGCGATCGCATCTAGTATATCCTTTACGAGAAGCACCGTCACCATCCAATCCTTCAAAACCTCCTAGTTTACCCTTCCTAACAACGTACCCTTGAGCGTAATTCGCCCAGTCAACACCCGTATAATCGTGCATTGTAATTAGCGCGTATTGCTTAAAGTTGCTTGACAGCGAGAGCGCTGCCAATTCCTCGAGACACAATCGCAACTCGTGCCTTTGGTCTTTTACCGTGATGTTGCACCCAACCCGCCTGCGCGTTACGGTGACGCCTACACCTTTAAAGAAGTCGTAAAACTTGCACTCTTCTCCTTCAATAATCTCAGCGTATTGGGAGTGGGGAACTTTTAGGTGGAGGTTGGAACCGGCGAACAATTCGGGAATCGCCGGGCCGTATTTGGTCGATAAGTGCGGCGGACAAAATATAATAACTTTTTCAACAATCAAACTCATTGGCGCAACCTCTGCTCAACTATTTTCCACACGTTGTCCATGCTGTTTAAGATTTCGCCTTCTAGCTTCTGGCCTAAATCTTTTTGGTCTTTAGATTCTAAATGGATGTGGATTTGATTTTGCAATATTACATCTCCTTGTAAGGTCTTAGTTGGCTTGCCATCGCTAGGCTTTGATGCAATCTTCGCGTTAGCTTTTAAATCTAATACTGGTTGCTCGACCGATACTTTAATCGGCTTTAATTCAAACTCCTGCATTTGCGCGATCGCGTCTTTCCTGAACCGCTCGAAGTCAGGAACGATAGGAATTGCAACTTGCGGCACTCCGGTTGCCACCCTACTACCGATAGCGCCTGCATCCATCAACTGCGTCGGGGTGAGATTTTCCCCGCGATTGGAACGGTTGAAGGCGTCAAGCATTTGCCCGACTTGGTACGAACGCTGTCCCACTTGGTCTTGAGGTATGCCGGTCAACCGGCTCATAACTTCTTGATTTAACTGCCTCAACGCGGCTTTTTTCGCGCTTTCCGATGACATGTTGTTGGCAAGCTCCAATCGCGCCTGGTCAACAGCGGTGCGTTGCTGGTTACCCAAGCCTTCCCGCTGGAAGTTGGCTAAGGTATCTTGAATCAACCCTTGTCGATCGAGCATTTCGGCTCCAAACCGTAGGCTAGCTTGCTGTTCTAGTTTGGCGCGTAAATCTAGCAGCGCGGCTTGCTTATCTTCCGCCGACGCGGTGGGCGATGCCAGCGTTTTAGATAGTTCGGCTCTGGCCTTGGCAACTTCTGCTAGATTTTGAGACTGCGCCATCCGGTTGCGGATTTTTTCAGTCTCCAGTTGCGCCTTTTGTTGGGCTAGGTTTAATTCCAGCACCTGTCGCTCCATTTGCTGCTGAGCGGTGAGCGATCGCAGTTTAATTCCGGCGATGGTTTCGGCTAATTGTTTCTTCCGGTTCTCGGACTTGGTGGCTTCAATGGCTAATTGGAGGTCGGAAGTGACGCGATTGGTTCTTGAATCCAGTAAAGTTTTCTGCGCTTCTAATAAAGTTTTCTGCTTATCCAGAACGGAAGTAAGCGCTTCTTGTTTTTGCACTTGGGCTTCGGCGTTAAGTTGACGCGATCGCTCGGCAAGCTCGATCTGTCGCACCTGTTTTTCAATCTTGGCAGACAGTTCGGCGTGACGAGAAAGCGATGCTTCAATTTGGGCAGTTTCTCTGGCGACAGCTTGACGCGATCGCAACTCAGCTTCGGCGTTTTGGTTGATTTCTAACTGCGTCGTCTTTTGTTTTTGTAAGAAACCTTCTTGATTCGTTAATTGCTTACCTTGTTCCTTGAGCGACATTACCTGCAACTCAATCGCTTCGATCTCGGCGCGCGACCTACCTTCCATCCTCGCCTTACTCAACTCCATCTGCGTTTGGAGGATGCTTCGCTGATTCTCGATCTGCGCGATGCGGTTTGATGAGGCTTCTTGTTCCAGGTTCAACGCGGCAATTTGTTGGTTAATTCCCAGGCTTCGCAACTCCGATTCTTGAGTGCGAGACAAGTTGTTAAGCCTTGCCTCTGCCATCTGCCGCTCGATGGTGGCGCGGGTTACAATGTCGCCCGTAAGTTTGAGTTGATTTTGTAACCTAGCTTCTTCGTTTTGTTGCTGAGTTTGTGTTAGTTGGGTGCGACTTTCTACTAGCGATTTTTGCAGTTCTAGGTTTTTGGTCTGGTTGGCAAGAGCCTTGTTACCAGATTCCAATCCCAAAATCTGCCTCTGAGTTTCATTGTTAAACCGCTTGAGAGCCTCTTCCATCTGCGCTTGCAATTGAGCGCGCTTCGCCAGGGTAACCTCTACCTGTGCCGACTCCCTCGCAGTTGATTGGGTAATGGCTAATTGTTTCTGAGCATTGGTATTGATTTCAGATTGCTGCATGGATCGTGACTGGGAAAC